ATCACCGAAGCAGAAGAGACTGCATTGGTTGAGATCATTCGCTACTTCAACGATATGGGTCTACCTGATAACGTTGATAGCACAGACTACGACACACTAACCGAGAAGGTTTGCGAACCAGCGTTTTGGGAGTACAACTAATGGTACAATCTGAATTCTTTGGTCGCACTTTTTGGTTTGGTAAAGATAACCAACTTAAGTCAGCACCGACACACTTAGACAATACAGTCGATTATGACTGTTTTGATTATGTCTGTGATTGGACAGACTGGGAAGGGGTCAATTACTATGAGTTATTTGACATCATCTCTGAATTAATCAATCAAAAGGAGGCACGACTAGATGTCAACTTACCACATTGAGTGCATGGAAACTAACAGTTTTATTGTTGAGGTTGAAGCAGACAACGAAGACCACGCAAGAGAACTAGCACACGCAGACATTAACTCATTTGAGGTTATCCAAGAATGGGTTAGCGACTGGGAAATTAATTTAATCACGGAGGCATCTTGAGTTTTTTCAATCACGTTCAATTGCATAAGTACGACATCACAGACAAAGGCATTTCTCAAGCATGTTATGATGAACTTGTCGCAAGTGGCAACAATTCAACAGAAGATCAGTTGAGAGTCCTTGCTGATGATATGCGTGAACAGTTCAAAGATTACATGCGTCCTCTATTCTCATGAAAGTTGACGTATATTCTATGCTAGACGGTCACACGGTTGACCGCATAGCAGAAGACATTGCAGAGGCACTGTCAAAAAATGGTTATGATGTCTCAGCGATTAGTTGGGACATTGATTGCAACGTACTCTCACTTAATGAAGATCTATGACAACTGAATTACTCACGCAAGACCAATTGGATGGGGTCATTGACCAATTTGCAGAGATCATTGTTGATGGCATGGATTTGAAAACCCTTTGCCAATATGTGTATGATGACCTAGTGGATTACTACAGCGATTTAACACAGGATGAACTAGAGGATTTTATTATATCACATGACGAGGATCTCTGGAAAGAGTTAGTGGACAATGAAAAAAGTGACCCACCAGTGGTTGAAAGATCATTTGGTCTGCTATAATAAGAATGTACACACAAAGGAGATCACTTGAAACGTCTTGAACTAATCATGGGTCGCAACATTCCTAACAACGGAACTGTCACCGATCATATGATGAACGATTTCATAAGAGTTGAAATCATGCCACACTTTGAGTATGGCACATTCATAGATGGCGAAGGTCTCTGGAAAGGTGAACTAGAACAAACCAAGATTTTTTATCTTGAGGTCGCTGACTCTGAGGTTGATGAGCATATGATCTCACTCAACTGCATAGCAGCAGCATATAAGAAACAGTTCAATCAAGACTCTGTTCTTATATCACAAGTGCAAACCAACGCCATTTTTAACTAATGAGCATTCGCTATTGGACACCCAACGACCAACGCAATGCAAGAGTCATTTCATTCTCTTGCAAATCCAAAGCGTTGGACATGCTCGCATTTTATCAAGGTGCTGGCATACGTTGTGAATTGTGTTACTGATTGTAACAGGATGATGGGCAACCGTCATCCTATCCTCTATAATAAGAGCATGAACAAAAACATCTTTCTCACAAACGAATCTGCTCGCCGTGACCCAGTTGTTCAGGCAGCAATGAAATCGATTCTCGCTCGCATGACTCAAGAGCATGACAGAGCAAGTGCAGGTATCGCACCTCACACAGTCCAAGTTTCACCAGTCAACTTTTTACAAGATGTCATGGATGACTTAGGCGATCCTCAAATCAGAGACCGAGAGCGTGAGGAGTATTTTAGGAACGGTTGGGGCGACAGTCGCAACGGTTGCTACATGTAACAATTATAACACACCCTGTCCGAGAGACAGGGTTTTTTTATGATCCCCCGACCGATGGGGTCGCCGAGCGAAAAACGTGGAACCTTTGTAACCTACAAACGTTTCCCAGAGCGTGATAAATATAATTACGAAATTCATATTTCAAAACCTTGATTTTGAAAAAAATTTTCCAGCAAAAAATTCGCCGAAAAAGTTTATCATGGCATATAGAGAGTTAAGTAAAGCAGAAAAGGTTGCGAGGTGGTTTAACCAACGAAGAATTGGAACTGCTATGCTTCACAAGAAAAGCATCCGATGGTTCCAAAAGAAAACTGGGTTATCAAATTATCAAATACAGTGGTTAGCATTCGCAGAAGGTGTTATACTAACAATAATCATACTTTAAAAAATGGCAGAAGTTACTACAAGTGAGATTCTAATGCAGATAATGCAACTGCAAAATAGAGTCAATGATGTCGAAAGACAACTAGATCGCCGTTTGAGTGTTTTAGAGAAACGATTCGAACAATTCGAATTAGACTCAAGGTTCAAACAGGATCCTATAAATGACCCCCTTGCAGACTTGCCAGGTATGTCAGGTGGTAAACCAGTGTCAAGTTTCGGCAAAGGAATGGGATTATGACCAAAGAACAACTAAACTACTATGAAAGGGCGTTAGCAGATTTCGACAACTTTTGTGATGAATTTGAAAACGCAGCAAACAAACGATTTCAGGGAATAGATGATGACAGTAGACAACCACTCACTAACGAACAGGTACAACGAGCAACTCCAGACGCTGTACAAGAGATTGAACAGCTTGGAGGAGAGGGTGAAGAATTTAGAACACCCTCAATTGATGTACAAGCCACCGCACTCGAAGGACTACTTGACGTTAGCGAAGACTCTTGACGACATATATGAAAAGATTGATATTTTAGGACGCTATACAGGTGGATGAAGAAACTTATAAAGAGATCATGTTAATTCATGACATTATATCGATAAACACTCTACATCTTTCTATGGGTAAGTTTATCGATAGTATACAGATAGCATTGGAGAATAAAGATGCCAGCAGCAGCGACTAAAGGAAGTGAAGTAAATACTGGTCATGGGTGTGATGCAACCACCACTATCAATGATGGTGATTCTTCTGTGCAGATTAATGGAAAGGACGTTGCTGTCGTAGGTAGTAATCTCGTTACACATAATGCACCAGCAGGTGATAAGTGTTTGCCTCATTCTACGAAAGTAACAGAAGGATCCTCAAGTGTTGAGGTCAATGGAAAACCACTTGCAAGAGTTGGTGATGGTATATCATGCAGTGCTGGTGGCAAGATCAGTTCAGGTGATACCAGTGTTATTGCAGGATGAAGAATCTTGTGTTATAATTATGATAGTTTATTTTAGTTTATGGCAATCCGTAAAAATATAAGTGGTGGTCTCGTTACGATTGAGGCAAAACCTAAAAAGTCTCGTCAAGGTGCTGGTCAACATACTAAGTATTCTGCTACCAGTAGAAACAAGGCTAAGAAGCGTTATAGAGGACAGGGTAGAATATAATGAGTGAAGATTTTAACCGCATTGCTAATGCACTTGAAAGAATTGCTAATTCTTTAGAACATTTGCATATCGAGAAAATCGATCATGCACATATAGATGACATTGGTGAGATACACGGTGATGTAATAACTCATCCAAAACAGTTCTGACCCGAACGCCGACCCCCCGATCGCCGAATCTCCGAGTGATACATTATGACATATCAAGCATTACCGAAATTCCTACATGTAAAAGATAGTCCTATAGCAGGTCAGGGTCTTTTTGCATTGGAGGATATTCCAGATGATGTTTATCTGGGTATATCCCACGTAGTAGTGGATGATACAATTATGAGGACACCTTTGGGTGGATTTGTAAATCATTCATATGAACCTAATTGCATTAAAGACTTCGAGACTGAGGAGTGGGGGCAAATATATCATATGAGGACTATTAGAGCTATTAAGAAGGGAGAAGAGTTATTTTTGAATTATACGTTTTATAGCGTCTAAATAAGTAGGAATATTCTTTCTACTTGTGTGGCGAAGTTAACGCAGTCCTTCAAGGATATATCTTTAGCTTTTAAAAAGCACCCTGTAACTGACGATATAGTAGTTACAAAGGATAGTGCTGCGATTAAGCAGGCAATTACAACACTTTTATTAACTGATAGAGGCGAAAGACTGTTCCAACCCGATTTGGGTAGCAGTCTTCGCCGTTTTTTGTTTGAACCGCTAGATTATGCTACAGCAGGACTGATAACAACATCAATTAGGCAATGTCTTGGTAGATTTGAACCAAGAATTAGGGTTAGTGCTTGTAGAGCAATACCTAATGACGTTGAAAATGGATTTGATGTTGAATTAACCTATAAAATTATTGGAACTACGATTCCACCAGTCACAGTAGACTTCTTTCTAGCTAGAACGAGATAATGCCATACACACAGTTAAACAATTTAGACTTTGTTGATATAAAAACTGCACTCAAAGATTACATGAGGGCAGAGACAGATTTTACTGATTATGATTTTGAAGGATCTGCACTAAGTCAACTACTAGACGTACTTGCCTATAATACGTACTATACAGCGTTCAATACCAATATGGTAGTGAATGAACTGTTCTTAGATTCTGCGTCTCTGAGAGACAATGTGGTGTCTCTGGCGAAACAGTTAGGTTATACTCCCAAGTCAATTACTGCTGCAAAGTCTAATCTTAGTTTTAATGTCAACATTCCTAATAATGCACCTGATTCTGTTACTTTGAAAAAGGGTAGTGGATTTTTAACAAATTTGGATGAGACTAGTTATCAGTTTGTTGCTACAAAAGACTACAGAGCAGAGGTAGCAAATAACGTTGCTGTGTTTGAAGATGTTGAATTAGTAGAGGGTACTCTTCTTAATACTATAACAACATATAATAGTGCTGTTAAGGGTCAGAGATTTTTAATTGAAAACTCTAATGTAGATATCAATACACTCACTATTAGAATATTTGATAATAGTAATAGTAGTGTTTCTACTGAGTTTAAGAAGGCAGATAATATTT